GTTGCTGCGCAGTCGTCGCAGAACACCGGTTTCCAGAACACCGACATCGTGACCGCTTCGGCTACGTCGGCGGTGCACACCCTCGGCGGCATTCAGGTCATCAGCCTGCAGCTGCTTGAGCAGTCCCCCATTGCCGGTGGCATGGATCAGGTCATCATCAGCGACCTGGCTGCCGACTACGCCCGCGCCCTTGAGTCGTTCGTGCTCAACTCAGACGCGGCTGGCAAGCGTGGCCTGCTCAACGTCCCGTCCAAGATCGACGTTACGTACACCGACAGCACCCCCACGGTTGCCGAGATGTACCCGAAGATCGCAGACGCGATTCAGCAGATTCACACGCAGCGTTTCGCTTCCCCGTCGGCCATCGTGATGCACCCCCGCCGTTGGGCGTGGTTCCTCACGTCGCTCGATTCCAGCAACCGCCCGCTGATCGTTCCCGCCGCCAATGGCCGGTTCAACAGCACGGGCACGCAGGACGCCGTCGCCGCGCAGGGCTTCGTGGGCACCATTCAGGGCATCGACGTTTACGTGTCGTCGCTCGTCCCGACGAACCTCGGCACCGGCACCAACCAGGACCCCGTCCTGGTGTTCCGTCCCGAGGACAGCATCCTCTTCGAGGGTGCACCTCGCGCGGAGGTCTTCCGCGAGACCTACGCGAACCAGGGCAGCGTCCTCGTTCGCATGTACAACTACGTGGCGCTTGCAACCGAGCGTTACAACAAGTCCGTGGCCGTCGTGAACGGCACCGGCTGCACCGCGCCTTCGTTCTAGTCGGCGCCAGCGGACCGCCCCCCGCCCGTGTACAACCCCCTCACGGGCGGGGGGCACCACCCCCGAACATGGGAGCACCCCACGTGATTGACCAGGGATACATTGACGCGTTGAAGCGTGAGCGTGAGCACTACGTGCGCACCGGTCAGACCGCCCGCGTCGCGCTGGTGGATGTCGAGCTGAAGCGTGCCGGTGCCGTCACCAAGGCCACCCCTGACCCCGTCGTGGAAACCGCCACAGTCGAGGCCCCCGAAACAGCGGCACGGCCCCGCGCCACCCGTAAGGCGGCACGCGCCACATGACCGCCACATATGCGCTGCTTGAGGACGTGAAAGACGCCCTACGCATCACCGACGACGTTGACGACCTCGTCCTCGCCGGTGTCGTTGAGTCCGCGTCCCGCGCCATTGACCGGTACTGCGACCGCTACTTCGGGCAGACCGGCACCGAAGCCGCACCCGTCAACCGCCTGTACCGGGCCCGCTCCCACCAAGTCCTCATTGACGACCTCGTAACCCTTACTGACATTGGCGTCGAATACTCTGGCTTCGCTGAAACGTTTTCCAGCCTCGGTGCTAACAGCGTTATCAAGCAGCCCGTGAACGCCGCCACCCTCGTCCCACCCCAGCCGTTCACGGTCCTGTTGGCGAAGCCCGGTACGGTCCTCCCCCCGCCCCCTGGTTGGGTGCGGGTGTCCGGTGTGTGGGGCTGGCCCGCCGTCCCCCAGCAGATCAGGGACGCGTGCGTGCTGCAGTCCGTGCGCCTGTTCAAGTCCCGTGACGTGCCCCTCGGTGTCATGGGTGGCGCCGACATGATGGGCGCCATTCGCCTTCCCGGTGGCCTGCACCCCGACGCCCGCCAGTTGTGTGAGCCGTTCCGGCGTATGGGGATTGCGTAGCCGTGGCCGACCTCGCCGCCATCATCAGCGGACTAGCGGACAACCTCGGCACCATTGACAAGCTGCGGGTGCAGGAAGAGGTGCTGGACACGGTTCCGATTCCGTGCGCCATCATCGGCCTCCCCACGTCTGTGACGTTTGACGAGGTCATGGCTCGAGGAGCTGACCTTTACACGTTCACGGTGCGTGTGCTGGTAGCTCGAGCTTCTGAGCGGGCCGCGCAACGGTCCCTGTTTGAGTACACGTCAGGCACCGGGGCTAAGAGCATCAAGACGGCCATTGAGTCGGATTCAACGTTGGGCGGTGCCGCCGACACCGTGCAAGTGACCAGCGCCGGAAACCTCGGCGTGTACGGGTATGGCGACGTGGACTACCTCGGCGCTGAGTTCACTGTGGAGGTGATCGCGTGACGTTCGTGCACGCAAAGGAAAGCCGTTTCGCGTTCGGGTCTAGCGCCCTGGCCGCGTACCTCACCGGGTACACGACCAGCACCACCGCCGACACCGCTGACACCACGGCACTTACTGAGGCCAACCGCACCTACGTGGCGGGCCTCTCGGAGTCCAACATCACGGCCACGGGCCTGTTTGAACCGCTGTTTGACACGCCGGTCGTGGCGACGTTCGCGGCAGGCAGCGGCTACCCCGTCACCGTCGCCCCCGCAGGTTTCGCCGTCGGCTCCCCCGTTCTCGCGCTTGAGGGCCGCAACGTGTCCTACGAGCTCTCATCGTCAGTGGGTGAGGTCGTCGGCGCCAACGTGACCATTCAGGGAACAGGCAAGTTTGACTCGGGTGTCAGCCTGTACGACCTCAGTGAAGTCACTGCAGGCGGCAACGGCACCACCCACACGGACGCCGCCGGCACCAGCAATGGTGCCGTGGCCACCCTCCATGTTCCCGCGTGCACGGGAACCCTGACCGTGAAAGTGCAGCACTCCACCAACAACAGCACGTGGACTGACTTGGCCACTTTCACTGCCGCTACCGGCGCCACATCCCAGCGGGTTGAGGTGTCGGGCGCGGTCAACCGTTACCTACGGGCGAGCTGGACCCTAACCGGGGCTGGTGCCGCCGCATCGTTCACCACATCACTCGCCCGCCGATAAGGAGCACACCAAAATGCCTTTCGTTCATGGCAAGGACACCTACTTCAAGGTTGCCAGCACGGACCTGTCCACGTACATCAACAGCGTGAGCGTTTCCCGCACCGCTGACACCGCCGAAACCAGCGCGTTCGGCTCGTCCACCAAGTCGTTTGTGGCGGGGCTGAAGGATGCCACCATCACGGTTTCCGGCATGTTTGACGCCACCGTGTACTCAACCATTGCCGGTTGGCTGGGCACGTCACAGACGTGGGAGTACGGCCCCGCAGGTTCAGCGTCGGGCCGCGTCAAGGTGTCGGGTTCCGGCATCGTCACCAGCGTTGAGCTGTCCTCGAGCGTTGGCGAGGTCGTGGCCGCGAACATCAGCATTCAGGTTTCCGGCGCCGTCACGGACGGCACCTTCACGTCCTAACCCTAGGAGGGGGTTGCAATGCAAATCACGTTTACGTTTGCTGACGGTCGCACGGTCGCGGCCAAGGTTCTACCCATTGACCGGATCATGTTTGAACGGAAGTTCAGCATTTCGGTGATGTCGGCCGCGACCGTTGACCAACGTGAAGAGTATTTCCTGTGGTTGGGGTGGCACGCCCTGCACCGCCAGGGCCAAGCGTCGGCAGACTTTGACGCGTGGCTGAATACCGTCACGGACTACGAAGCGGGCTCTGAAGCCGAGGTCCCTTCGGACCCGGTAGCGAACACTGGTTCATAGCCGAACTAGCGATTGCTACCGGGATCAGCCCGAACGAACTGGCTCACACTGATCCACAAATCCTTGACGCCATGCGGCGCGTCATTCAACGTAAGGGGTGACCTATGGCCCGTGTAGCCACCATGGAGGTGTACGGGCTGTCATCCCTTTTGCGTGACCTGCGGAAACTGCCGAAGGAAGCGCAGGACGAGCTACGCGAGGCGTCAAAAGACATTGCCTCACGGCTTATGGTTCCGGCGTATCAGGCCGCCGCTATGCAGGCGGGCCCGTGGGGTGGCGCTATCGCCGCCACGGTACGGGCGAAGCGTGACCGGGTTCCCTCTGTGAGCATCGGCAGCAACCGGCGGGCGTTCAGCGGCGGGGCCTCCCCCACCATGGTGCGTTACCCGTCACACGCCGGTTACCAGGGTCGAGCGGGACAGGCAGGAACTATGCCTGCCGTGTTCGGCGCTGGATACGGGTGGATGAACAAGATGGGCCGCTACAAGGGCGACGCCCTCAAAGAGTGGCTGCAGGCCGTTGACAGGGTCAAGTTCAAGTTTGAGGCGGGACGATAATGGCAGCAGGGCGCACACTTACCGTAAGCCTGGTTGCCAATACCAACTCGTTCAAGCGCGGCATGATGTCCGCTGCCCGCGATGCGCAGGGCTTCCAGGGCAAGATGACGGCCATTGGTGCCAGCCTGCGTGGCATGGTTGGGCCAGCCATGCTTGGTGCCGCCGCCGCCGCTGGGGCGTTTGCAACGAAGCTGGCTGTGGATGGCGTGAAGGCCGCCATGGAAGAGCAAAAGGCGCTAGCGCAGCTGACCACCGCTTTGGACAACGTCGGCCAGGGATTCGCTGACGCCCAGGTCGGCCAGTTCATTGACGACCTTCAATACACGACCGCTGTCGCGGACAGTGAGTTGCGTCCGGCATTTGTCAGGTTGGTGACCGCTACCCGCGACGTTGCCCAGGCTCAGGACTTGATGAACCTGGCCATGGACGTGTCAGCGGGCACGGGGCGCAGCCTTGAGTCCGTGTCGCTCGCGTTGGCTAAGGCCGCAACAGGGCAAACCACTGCGCTGCGGCGCCTCGGCGTCCCCCTCGATGCCGCCACATTGAAGTCCGGTGACCTCAACGCCATCACCGAAGAACTGGCCCGCACGTTCGGCGGGCAGGCTTCCGCAGCAGCGAACACCATGCAGGGCCGGTTAAAGGTTCTGCAGATCGGTGCCGAAGAGCTGCAGGAAGCATTCGGCACAGGCGTCATTACCGCTTTCTCTGGAAGTTCCGACAGCGCCCAGGGTTTGACTCAAAGCCTGCGTGACCTTCAGGACGAAGCCGAAAACCTAGGTTCTCAGGTTGGTTCCAGCCTTGGCGTTTTCCTTGACATTGCTGAAGGTTTCGGGACCGCTCGACAAGCCGCCGAAGAGTTCATTGACTCCATGGGCGTGGTCGGTGACGTTGTCGGCCTGGTCGGCTATATGTTCGGCAACCCACTCGGGTTCGCCGTGGACCGCGTCAAGATTCTGTCAGCCAGCCTCACCGGCAACGACGCTGCTTTGGCCGCTGCCATGGGCGCCACGGGTGAGTCCGCTGACGCCGCGGCCCCCGAAATTGAAACGTTCGGGTATCAGGCCGGTGCCGCCGCCGACGAGGTAGAAGACCTCACCGCCGCCGTTTCCGAACTGGAAACGTACATCACACGCACAAACTCAGTCATAAAGTATGAGGCCGCGTGGGATGAGCTGCGGAAGACGCTTGAGGAAAACGGCAACGCGTTTGACTACAGCAGCGAAAAGGGCCGCGAAAACAACAGCGCCCTGCTGGGATTCGCTCAGGCAACGGCTGACGCTGCAGCCGCGCAGGACACCATGTTCGGCAAGGTCGCCTACACGCAGGACGCCCTCGCCAACATGGCCAAGGTTCTGAACAACACCAAAATGTCCCCCGCCACCAAGGCGGCGCTGCTTGAACCGTTCCAGGCCCTCATCAACGATTTAGACTTGAGCCAGCAGGACGCCGCAAACCTGCAAGCACAGCTTGACCGGCTACGCGGCAAAACCATCAACATTGACGTAAAGACCCGCTACTACGGGACACCACCCCCTGGCGGGTACACAACCAACGAGGCCATGGGTGGATACATCCCTGGCTATGCCATGGGCTCTCATTTGTCTGACTCCATCCCCGCCATGCTTTCGCGTGGTGAGTACGTGGTCAGGGCGTCAAGTGTCGCCAAGCTCGGGCTGGGGTTTATGGATGCCGTCAACATGGGCCGCGTTCCCTCAGGGGCGGGCGGGTCCGGCGTCACCATCGGAACGTTGAACGTGACATCAGCGCCAGGGGAACGGGCTGAAGAGT